GTGGCTATTCTCGTATGGGCTCCATAAACACTTGACGGTTTACGTCAGGATTTTTGGTATATTATTCCAATGGTATCACGAATCAGCGGAATGGTATCCGCCAAAGTTAACCGCTTGACACCCGAACAAGAAAGGAAGAACCAATGAACACTTGGCCCGGCGGCAAACGACATGCAATACACCAGGATGAACACGAAAAATGGAATGTAAGCCATTACCCAGGGACCCGGCAACTTTGTGTTTTGTGTGGCGAGCCTACTGGCAAGTGCGAAGACGATGCGATTAAAAATGCCGACGGTGAGCCGATATGTGAAGAATGCAAATCCAACTTGACACCCGGATGATTTTGTGCAAAGGTGAGGGATGCTAAACTTCAAGAATCATATTAACTATTCAAATTTCAAAAGAGTCTTGGAAGCCGTTAGTCGAAAGGCGCGGAGGGTTTTCTTGAAGCCCTGCATCTTCCAAGGCTCTTTTGTTTTTTGAGGCCACCTTAATGCAACGTGGATATATCAAGTTGTGGAGAAAAAGCCTTGATTCAGCTTTGATGCGAAACCCCGAGTTGTGGTTGTTTTGGACATGGTGTCTATTAAAGGCGTCTCATAAAGAAAAAAAAATTATGGTTGGGTATCAGGAAATAACACTAAACCCAGGAGATTTTATATTTGGACGCTTTAAAGCATCTGAGGAATTGTGTCTGAGTGAGCGTAAAATAAGGACTTGTCTCAAAACTTTAAAAAAAACTGAAAATGTGACCATCAAAGTGACCAACAAGTTTAGTGTAATATCTGTAATAAATTGGCCGCTTTACCAGGGCGGCGAAAGCGAAAGTGACCAGCAAAGTGACCAGCAAGCGACCAGCAAGCGACCAGCAAGCGACCACAAACAAGAATGTATTAAGAATGTAAAGAATACCTTTAGTCCCGATTCTTTGGAATTTAGACTATCTTCGCTTCTCTTTAAAAAAATAAAAATACGCAATAACGGACACAAGCCTCCAGACTTACAAAAGTGGGCAACACATATTGATTTAATGATCCGGATCGATAAACGCAAACCTGAAAAAATACAAGACATGATTAATTGGTGCCAACAAGATGAATTTTGGCAAAACAATATCCTGTCAACCGAAAAACTAAGAAAACAGTTTGATAAATTAGTTTTAAAAATGGGCAAATCACAAGAACCAAGACCACAACCAAAAGTCATTCGGGCCGGTGACGAAAGCATATTAAGAAATGAATAAATTTTACAAACTACCACCACAGAATTTAGAGGCAGAAGAGTCTTTATTATCCGCCTGCCTGATTCGCGGCGATTGTGTTAGAGAGATTATCGATATTCTAAAGCCCGATGATTTTTATAAGGCGGCTCATTTAAAAATATTTTCCGCGTTTATTTCCCTTTACAAAGCCTCCGAGACGATTGATCTGGTGTCGGTTGCCAATAAACTGATTGAAACCGGAGACCTGGAAGCTATCGGCGGCGGGTCTTATCTTAATGATTTAACAAGCAATGCTCCTATGTCGTCTAATCTCGAACATACAGCGAAGATAATAAAAGAGCGGTCGGTTTTAAGAAAAACCATTGAGTTTGCTCATAATATTACACGTCAATGTTATGAATTTCATATTAAGCCCGATGATATTTTAGGGCAGGCGATTCAAAACATAAACACAATTGAACAATCATTATCCGGCGGTGATAAATGGTTGAATATTGGGCAGGTTTTAGAGAACAGGATAGATGAATATGAACAGATGAGGAATTCTCAAACCACAATCACCGGAGTTCCGAGCGGGTTTTCTGATTTGGATTTTTTAACATCCGGTTTTCAGCCAGCCGATTTTATTCTTTTGGCGGCCCGTCCGTCGATGGGTAAAACATCCCTCGCTCTAAATATAGCTGACAATGTCTCTGAAAAATATGGGGTCGGGTTGTTTTCTCTTGAACAGCCTATAAATCAGTTGTTTGACAGGTCTATGTCGTCTCGGTCTCGGGTGAATATGCAACGGATCAGGACCGGTCGTTTTAGTGAGGATGATTGGAAAAAAATGAATGCGTCTGCCGGGGGGATGACGGACCTGTTGCTGTGGGTTGATGATTCTCCGGGGCTACATTATTCGGAAATTAGGCGAAGGGCCAGGCGGTTGGTGCGCAAATATAATATAAGGCTGTTTATTATTGACTATTTACAGTTATGTCATGGCGACGGGCCGGTTGAAAGCAATGAATGCATCACGTCAATATCCAGGGGGTTTAAAGAATTGGCGAAAGAGTTGGGGGTGCCAGTAATCGCATTGTCTCAACTCAATAGAAAACTTGAAGACCGGGGTGGCGGGCACGGGAAAAAACCAAGACTATCAGACCTAAGAGGGTCCGGGTCTCTAGAACAAGATGCAGATGTTGTGATGTTACTTTACCGAGACGAGGTTTATAATCAGTCTGAAAATATTACAAATAAAGGGAAAGCTGAATTAACGGTCGCAAAGCAGAGGAACGGACCGACCGGATCGATTAATTTAATTTGGTTTGAACAGTTTACACGGTTTGAATCAATGGAATGGAGGACTTAATGATAATAATAAAACCCTGTCCGTTTTGTGGAGCGGAGGGAATGATTACATGGATAGAATTTGATGGGACAAGCCTGTGGTGTAAGTTTTGTGGGGCGATTGGGCCGAAGCCGAACACTAACCATGAAGATTGTATAGAGAAAGACGCAAGAGAAAAATGGAATAGGAGGGTATTATGAGCGAAGCCTACGAAGCCCTTGTTGTACCAAGTGAGATAGCATTTTTATTGTATAACATCAACGCCAGGGCCCGGAAGATCCAAGGGCTTTATGACGAAAACCTAAAAGACACGGCTAAAATAGCTCAAATCGAGAAAGAACAGAAAACAAAGAAGGGGGAGAAACATGATAAACGAAATAATCGAAAAAGCAATGGCAGATGTGGAGATGGAGCTGCGGGCCTCGGCGCGGAAACTGAAAGAGGCGTGGGACAATAATCAGGAACTTACATTGTCGATCAGCGTCAAGGCAGAACCGAAACAGACGGTATCCGGCGATATTATCGTTGTTAATACTGCGGTGACGTTTGTGGTCGAGAAAATCAGCCGGAAAAATCAGAGCACGTTTCGGCCAAACCAAAAGACGCTCGGATTGAGGGTGGCGGGCGATAAGGAATGAGGCGGGTTGAATTCTTCATACCAGGACCATTACCTGGGAGAAACGAAGCCGAGAAGGCGGCCAGGGGCCATAAAATGGCGGCGGCGAAGCTAAAGGAGATGTGGACCGAGAGGATTGCGTTTCATATTTTGGTCCAGTTAGGTCATCCAAAGATAAAGCCACCCGTTTTTTTATCGTTCCTGTGGATCGAGAAAAACAAGCGAAGGGATCCCGATAATATAATTTCTGCGAAAAAATATTTGTTGGATGGAATTGTGAGAGCCAAGTTAATACCCAATGATGGGTGGAAGGAAATATTTGGGATTCAGGACAAATGGGTGGTTGGCGAAAAACCTGGGGTGCTCGTAACCGTTAGTGAGGTAACAGGGGTTAATAATGACCCCCCACCCTAAACCCATAACCCATACGGATAAAAAATATGAATTATGGCTCCGTAGTCAGGCGTGTGTGGCGTGCGGTAATAAGGCTGTTGATGGTTACCGTGGTATTGTCCCTTGCCATACTGGGGGTGGCATTGCCAAGAAGGGTGATTCAAAAATGGCGCTGCCCCTTTGTGTATACTGTCACGCCGAGGAGCATCGGGGATTTAAAACATTTTGGGAAAGGGTCAGAAGGAAAACAGGAAAGTCTCGGGGGATGCACGCAGAAGAAGCCTGGGGCAGATACCAGGAAGAGAGGAAATATAAATGAAAGAAGCCTATGCAGCTCGTTGCGTCAAGGGCGAGATAGAATTTTTATTATTAAATATTGCCGCCCGGGACCGGAAAATCCAACAGCTCTCTAAAGCAAACAAGAGAGCCAAGGAGCGAATTAAGGAGCTTGTGAAGTCTGGAAAACCAAATGCAAATGCCATGGGGTAAACATAGGGGCGATGAAATAGAGGATATTCCGAGCGAGTATCTCTATTGGTTGGCCCAAAACTGCGAAGACGACCGGATCGCAACCGAGGCGGACGAAGAATATCGGTTTAGGACCGATAACGGTACGCATATATGGGAGGATTAATTCAAGCGAATGTACGGCTATGAAAAACGCCCTAATATACATCTATGCCTTCATCAGCATGTTATTTTATGAGCCCGTGGTGTTGGATCATCCGGCGGGGATTGTCCGGCCAATAGTCAGGGATGCGCATCGATATCACGGCTTAGATGCTCACAATAGAGGGGTACAATACAGCATGGAGGACGAAACGGGGGCGTATTTTTTTCGTAACGGGCGAAGGTGCGAATTATTAACAAAGCGATTTTTAGGGGTATGGTATGAAGCGAAAAGACGGAGAGAGTTTTGAGGATTACAGAAATCGGCGCAAGGCGGCGAACATACAACAGAAAAACTGGTGGAATGAGCGCCTTGTAAAGATATGGCGCCCGAAACCGAAGCCGCGGCCGCCGACGAGGATTACGGCGATACCCGACAACCCGGCATCCGGGAAAAGGCACGCCCGTGAGACAGCGGCGGCCTTCAGGGCCAGGCGCAAGAAATGCAATGCTGGCCGGAGAGCTCGGGAAAAGACAAGACAACAGGAGGTTTTAGATGCCACTTAGAAAAGTTAAGAAGGGTGGGATGATGTTTTCGTTTCTTGACTATACCTTTAACAGCATAAAGGGACGCTGTGAATATGGATGTCCGTATTGCTATCTCCGGAGATGGCCTCTTAAAAAGCCCCGTCTTGACGAAAAAGAGCTGAAGACCGATCTCGGCCAGGACAATTTTATATTTTGCGGGTCTTCAATCGACGCCTGGGGGGATTCGATTCCCTCGGATTGGATATCAAAGATGCTCCGGCACTGTTCTGCCTACGACAACAAATATCTTTTTTTGAGTAAAAACCCGAATCGGTATCTCGAGTTCCTTCGAGAGAAAGACAACCAAGGCGGGTTGATTCCAAAGGATTCGACATTTGGCGTCACAATGGAGAGCAATCTTGACCACTTCCCAGGGCCGCCTTCTATGGATTCAAGATTAAATGGGATCTGTAAAACCCGAGAATTCGGATACGATATTTTTCTTAGCATCGAACCCCTTATGGCTTTCGATCTAAACGACTTTATTACAATGATAACCGACATCGATCCAAAGCTCATAGCGATAGGCGCCGACAGTCAGCGGAACGGATTGCCGGAGCCGGAGCCCTCTGAAGTAGCGTTGTTAATTAAAATGCTTTCACAGAAATACAAAGTGGTTGTCAAGCCGAATCTCAGGAGGTTGCTGCCATGATTAGTGATAAACAAGACTATGATGCGGAGTCTTTGCCGTACCGGGAATTGTTCCGTGCCGTAATTGAGCAAGCGTTTGAGGATCTAGAATACAAAATTAAATTTAACTCCCCGAAGAAGCTAACCAGCAAGGTGCTGTTGTCTCGAATCGCCAAAATAAAAAACGAGGCCAGGATATCAAGCGGCGCTATGTTTTGGATTGCCAGGAAAGATTTTACGGATCTCTTCTCTTTTGAAAACATTTGTGACTACCTTGCCTGTAATCCAGATGGTTTAAGGGAGGCCGCCAGGGATATATACAAGAATGGCAGTATATACGATGCCGAATTAAAAAAAGCGGAGGGGCTTCTGGAAAAGATCTCTGTCCGGGAAGAAGGGGGTGTTTAAGGTGATTGTGGGAGAGTGCGGCTATTGCTGTAAAAGGCATGATCTTCTGGTTCCATGCCAGGAATTCAAAGATGAAACGGCGCGTCGCGACTTGCCGCCCGGCTGCTATGGCCAGGACTATGACCCTGGGTCAGAAATGTGCGATTTTTGTGATTGGGAAGATACTTGTGGGTGAATATTATATAACAACCACACATTTTAGGGACATATACGGCAGGTTCCTTTGGCTCGAAGGTCTGCAAGAGGAGCACCGGCTGTTTGCCCCTGGGGAAAAATTTACAGAGGATGGGGTGCAATACAGGGTCGAGAGGATGGCGGTTGCCGAGAACACTCAACATGTGAACCTGAGTGTGATCGAGGAAGATGTTAATATAACCGAGGGGCCGCATTTGTAGCGGCAAAAAAGGAGACCCAAAGTGAAGAAGCTTAGCTTTAAATCCATCAAAAAAATAAACGCCGGGGACGTTGTAGAAGTAACCCTCAAAGATGCCAAATTTTTTGAGGGGTTGTTTTCGAGAGCCAACGAGTTGTGCAGAGCCGCAGAAGTCTTTATGCGAATGCACAACGAGGCCTTTGATGAAGCATGGGAGTCGTTTTACAAGGTGTACCCTGTGTTTAGAGGGTGTCAGATGTTTTTTAATCCTAAAAACAGAACCATTTCAATCGCGGCAAGCCCAAAGCCTGAGCGGCGGACCTGACAAAAGGTGTGAGGCGCCATGCTTACAGATTGAGCTATTTCGCGATCAGCTTTAATCCCTCGACCACCGCCTGATTAATACTACGGACCTTTCCCTCGGTTTGCAGCTCCCGAATGCGCTTCCAAAGTCCGAAGGGGATTCGGACTGTCAGTGTTTTCGCGTCCGAAACCTCCGGCTTCCCCTGGATTTTGTTCATAATTTCGTTCATTGTTGGCATTTGATACCTCCACTTCAAAGTTTTTCCCATCAGGGTCATAATAAACCCGCACTGGGGAATCCGGTTGGTGGTTATTGATTAAGTATCTCATAGTAATTTATCCCTCTCTTTAATTATGTTTCCCCTATAGCTGACAATTCATGCCTTAAATCTTCGATCGCCGCCACCAATGAATCATCAAGTATTATATTCTTAAGATCTTTATGGGTAACCGATACTAATTCCATCGCCGATCTGATTAAATCCTTATAATCTTTATGGATTTTATCTATGTTTGGCTCAATGTCAATCTCGACGACTCCGGCCTGGGAGTTTTTACCAATACCGATCTCCCCTAAAAAATATTCAACCACCCCATCTGGATTTTTTGCGCAAACCTTGCAAATCACAGCCCGCACAGTCACCAGCCCCTTTGCTATTGTAACCTTAAATTCTCCCTGCCCCCCTCTGCACACCATACAAGGAAAATTGTTCGGCTTCTCTTGCCTCCATTCCATCCGATGCACTGCTATCAATCTGCCTTTTTCATAGACAGGCATTAAAACTATTGCGGTTTCTTTGTGATACCTATCAATTTTCTCCGGGCACACCGCCTGACAGGTATGTATAGCTGCGTCCATTGCGTATCCGCAATTAATCCAGCATTCCGGGAACTTTACTTTTTCAAGTTGTGGAGTTTTCATGATTTTCCTTTCCGCCCGGTATCCAGTCCTTGCAGATACCGGCCGATTGCTCGGTAATGCGCCTTTGAGTTGCCCGATAAAACGGGCGTTGATGTCAGTTTTTGTTCCAACATACAACCATGATGTCGTGGTGTCAATCTTCCCCCTGTCTTTTAGACAGGCAGGCGTTACACTCCCCCCCGATCCCATCATAGGGAGAGTACGACTCTTCTTTAACCAGGATACCGTCTTCGTCGTAATGGTTCAGCGGCGCTTTGGTCCTGATATTCAGGCCGCTTAAATGCACGATCGGCTTCCCGCAGGTTTTACAGTTTGGGTACATTTGTCCTCCTTTATTGTATCCTGTTTAGTTACGTTGTGTAACGACACCCAGGTCGTTACATCCTGCCTTAGTCCATTGTAAGTGATCTTGACTGCGGTGTCTCGCCGAGCCAGCACAATCCCTGGGTACGTGTCCCCATTTTTGTGGTGGTAGTATATCATGTCACCTTTTCTTACTCTCATGCCTTTCCTTTCTGCCCTCGCTGTTATGGTGAGGGCCATTGTGTCAACCATAAATGTACCCACGGCAGTATACCGACGGGCCGGTTAGTATTTTTCTTACTTGCCCCCTGTATTTAACAGGGACATACAGCCTTGGGAATCCAATGCCAGTCTTAGCGGTGTCAAGCCGCCATTTGGTGGCCGGTAAGCTGGATTTTTCAAGCCGGTCGATGGCCGCCATAATTCTGTCGAGTCGTGTTTCCATTTTTCTCCTTTCCTTTCTGCCCGGTATCCGCCGGGCTCGGCTTAGCTTTAATCATCATATGAAGCTATCATGTGGCTAATTTGTTTGAAGTGCCTCTGATAAAACTTTGAATTAACTTGATAAAAACGGATTCTATCGGTCAAATGGCTTCGAATAGCTCGGCCATCTCGACGCAATTCAATTTCATCAAGGGTCAGATCATTTCGCCATTGTTCCTTGCCCCGTGCGTTAATTATTGCATCAATACCAATTTGATGATGCCGTGTGATAGTGCATCCTATTTCAATCGGATATTTCATTTCTAACTCCTTTCGTTTTGGGTTTAGGTTAGTCACTCCCCAAAACCCCCGTCACCGGGGGCTTCAGGCAGGGGCTAATTGCCAACGGTAGTCTCTCCGTCGTGCAACCTACCGTAGCAATCGCAGTCCGTGCTTTCGGGATGTCCGCATCGGACATAACGTCCATTAATGACCCATGCTTGGTTTTCGTAATCATAGCCATTGATTAACCGGCCGTCGGTGTATTCATCACGTGATGTTCTGGTCATGATTTTTTCCTTTCGTTTCGTGGGTTGATGTTACAAACGATTAAAGCAATCCGCGTGCCAACTTTGCAGGGAAAATGATAACTACCCGATATTACAAGGATTAAAAAATAACCGCACAGAATTATGTGCAAAAAAGCTGATATAACCCTGGATATTTTTTACCCGAAAAGTGGATACCTGGGTAATTCCTCCGCAGACAAAATATCCACTTGAAAATAAAAAAGAAGAATTTTAGTGCAAAAAATGGCAGATTTTTGACCCTAAATTGTCACAAACTAATTCATAGAAACCGGAAAAATGATAACATTTTGTCATGTGTAACATTTTGTTATTGACAAACCGGAAAGTATCATAAATAATATTTCAATCTGTGTCCTCCTTATCCATTCCGGGAGCCGGGACTCATCCACTCGGTTTCCGGATAATCTCCAACAAGGAGTTTTTGCATGTCGAAAGATGATACCCGGCCAGAAAATAAACCCCTCGATGAGCGCGAAAAGCAATTTGTCCATTATTATCTGATACTTATGAGCGCTGAAAAAGCTGCTCTTAAAGCGGGATACTCCGAAACGACCGCCAGATCTAACGCTCATTTGTGGGCAAGCTCGAGCAAGCACCCGCGTTTATTCAAGGCAAATGTCCACGCAGCGATCAAAAAAGCACTGAAACGCCGAGCAAAGCGGATGGAGGTTACAGCCGATAACGTGCTGAAGGAACTGGGAAAACTGGCATTTGTCGAAAAAAGAGATCTTTTTACGAGTGACGGGACACTGAAACCGATTGCCGAGATACCCGATCATGTCCTGGATGCAATTACCAGCATCGAAGTTGTCGATCGACCTGGAGGCGTCCTGAAAAAGATCAAACTGGCCGAGAAGAAAGGCGCCCTCGAACTGCTCGCCAGGCACCTGGGTATGCTGAACGATAAGTTGGGCATTGGCGGCATTGGCCCGGGCGGTGCAATCACGGAGATACCGATCACGTTTGTGAGCCCTCCGAAGCGGGAAGAGGATTAATGGCAAATAGTCGATCCATCCCAAACAGGCCTAATCTCATACTGATTGTATCGGTCCCAGGCTTCGCGGTGAGGCCCTTTTGAGGTCAGCCGGTTGGCATATTCGTCTCTTTTCGTATGGTGGTATCGTAGATGATCGCCTTGGTTTGCGAAGACTTTCAAGTTGCTTGGGTGGTTATTATAATTATTTCGGTCGTCGTGATGCACAACATGGTCGACTTGGATATTAAAGTATTTGGCTACAACGGCTCTGGCAATCCGCTGAGAGTGTCTATTTTTGGTGTACATTGACTTGCCAGCGTCTAAAAATGATGAATAACAGGCGGTTGAACAAAAATGGTTCCGTTGAGTCCTGACACGCTTTCGAGTCCTCTCTATCGTTTCCCCGCAGGTGGTGCAGGACACTTTAATCTTGTGCTTAGAGGTATCTACACCGCTCTTGCGGAGAAACTTATGGACCGCTGCCTTGCTTACATGAAGGACATCAGCGCATTCTTGCAACGTCCACAGGTCAATGGTGTATGCTTCGATTATGTCTTTTCGTGCGTCCGGCGTGATCTTCATGGCGTAATCTCCTTTGTTTTTAGCCTAAAAGGTAACACAGTCAACGCAAGGTGTCAATAGTGAATTGTCGTCATAATATATCTTACGGGACGTTGTAAAGAGGAAAGATGAAGAATTCCAGCACCAGACAGCCCGCAGCCGAAGATCAGGAAGCCGATAGACAGCCGGCAGGTCGGGTCTTCGTACTTGTCCTGTATTTCGTGGGAGTTATTACAATTGGTGGAGTTGTGGCCTGCGTTGTAGCCGAGCTCCTGGGTGTCGGACCATGATGGCCGGTCATGACATACCGTTGACGCTCGCAGGAGTCGAGGTAGTACCCATGAAAAGGAAAAAAATAATCAGACCGGCAAAAACCCACAGAGGAAAACCGACCCCCCATACCCCCGCTCACACAGGGGAAGTTAGGAGTCCCAATATATGTAGGCCCTATGCATCGAAGCTACAATCAGCGAAATGCTTCTATTTTTTCTGGCGCCGAATATTTCCGGCCATATTGCTGAAACAGAATATAGTTGCTCTAAAAGGCGGGTTTTGAGGCATGTATATCGTTGAAATGGAATATAGGGGCAAATAATGGCTAAAACTGATATTATGTGAAAAAAGTTTAATTGTTCTTTGGAAATGGAGAATACAGAGGGGGGCGCCACACAGTAGAGCAAATAGTCAGTTTGGTGCTGCGTGACCTCCTTGCGGAAGCCATTTGAATTTTCCAAGTAAAGCGGATTCATTGGCGGAGCCGATGGTTGACGATACCAACTACTCCGGCATTGCATATTAAGTTGATGGGGAAGCTTGAGCGCCTCCCTCTCTAATCTTCATTTTAGAAGAACATAACGTCCGGCATCAGTGGCTCTAGTCCACTGAATGCCGTTGTTGTGCTTTCTTTTTGCCAAGTGACACATAATTTTTAGGAGAATACAATGAATGCATCATTTTTATATAAATTTTTCTCCAAAGTTTTACGTACAACAAAAGAAGCGCTACGAGAGAAACCCCTGATAGTGTCGACACAAGAAGAACATTTTTTAGCGCTTCAGAGTGGTAAAAAGCATTTATTGACAAGAGAATATCTTGAGGGAACAAATTCAGCATCCAGAAAAGAAAAAAGAGAATTAGAAAAACGATTGTGTGAAATAGAGCGAAGATTGTCCACATTAGAAACCGAGACAACTTGAAGGCTACTTCATATATGACTGGGTCAGGTTCCATTTTTTTAACTTATATTTTGGAGGAAGGAGTTATAACCCATGAAAATTCGGATTCCGAGAACAACACTTGAGATTTCAGACCATGAGCTTTTGCGTGAGCGACGAGCATTGCTAAATCTTGTAATCCCGTTCGCAAATCAAGTTCCCAAACACCTGGGAGAAGCATTTTATTACTTTCGGGGTATTCTTCGTTGCTTTGAAAACTTGACACGAATTCAGATACGCCTGATATACCTTCGCTGGAAGGGAATGCTACAAATAAGGCATGTTTCATGATTTCTATCCTTTCAATTTTATATGAGCATAACGCTCCGCATCAGCGGTGCGAAGTATCCGACTGAATGCGGTTGTTATACATTAGGAGAAAAGGAGAAATGAATACACAAAATATTAGTTTCGAGCTACACCAGCGTATAAGGCAAGCCGTGGACCAGGCACGCAAGTTCCAGGTAACCATAATGTTGACTGACGGTACAAAATTCACTTACCCCGATGCAGCTGCGATGGAAGATCTTGACGCGATAGATGAGCAGCTGGATCATTTATCAAGACGATGTGATTGGAGCTGATCCATTATGCCGGAAATTCTATCGGTTCCATCTTCAAAGGTTTTCGCCAGAGCTTCACCGGTGTTATTGTCTATGCCTCCGGCTTCCATAAATAAATGCAAGTTTTTTGTGGCGATAGCCTGCGATTCATACTCTAATTTGAGTTGTTCAAGGTGAAAATGAGAATTTAGGAGTCCCAACATTTTCAAATATGGTGTAAAATGAGCAAATTAGAAGTTAAGCCTTACGATCCGGAGAGAGATGAGCTTGAGATTGAGGGCACGCGATATTCCGGAGCGTTTTTTCGTCAGTTGGGTTGTAATTTCCCGGAGATGGTTGGCCAGACTTTTCAGATAGACAAGAAAGAGGACGGCCTTGTTACTGTTACGAGGTTGTGAGCATGGACCCGGCTGAGTTCCCGGAAAAATTAAAGTTTTTATTTCGGTCGGCGCCGTACAAGGTGGCGTATGGTGGTCGAAACGGTCTGAAGTCGTGGAGCTTTGCCCGGGCGTTGCTGTTGTTGGGGGTAAACAGGCCACTGCGGATTCTGTGTGCCAGGGAGGTTCAGAAGTCCATTGAGGCGTCGGTGCACCAATTGCTTAAGGATCAAATAAGCCGCCTTGGACTTGGTAGCAAATATGAAATTCTTGACCAGAAAATTAGGGGTCTGACCAGTGGTGTTCGTAGCGGGACCGAGTTTATCTTCACGGGATTATCAACACACACCGTTGAGACTATAAAGTCTTATGAGGGCATCGATATTTGTTGGGTCGAGGAAGGTCAAACGATTTCGGAGAGAAGTTGGGTAATTTTAGATCCCACGATTCGGAAAGAAACATATTCGGAAAAACTTTATGAAGCCTGTAGGAAGCGTGTATTTGATGACTTGGAAGGGATGACCCTAGAGATCAGGAGGTCTTTTGGTTCTATGGCAGATGCCGTTCTCCGCGACTTAATTGCCGGGAATATGACGCCCGCCGTTGAATCCCTCGCGTCCACATCTCCGGAGCTATGGGTATCGTTTAACCCCGACCTTGAAACCGATCCGACATACCAAAGATTTGTGGTTAATCCTCCCCCAGGGGCTGTAGTTGTTAAGATGTCGTGGCGAGATAGTCCTTGGCATAACAAGACCATGGAGGCGAAACGGCTCCACTTTCTGAAGACCAAGCCGAAAGAATACCCGAATATTTGGGAGGGCGAGTGCAAGGCGGCGGTTGAGGGCGCTATTTTCTTTGACGAGCTCGCGGCGATGAAGCGTGACGAACGGATTAGAAACGTGCCATATGATCCGATGCTCAAGGTTCATGTTGTGCTTGACCTGGGCTGGGGCGATGCGATGACCGTATCCTTGGTGCAAAAAATGACATCAGAAATCAGGGTGATCTGGTACCGGGAGTTTATCAATGTTAAATTGTCAACTATATCAGTTGATTTAAGGGCATTGGGTTATAATTGGGGTAAGGTTTGGTTGCCGCGTGCCGATGGGTTCTCGAAGACATCGAAGGGCCAGGACACGGCCGAAGAAATTATGATGAAGTTAGGGTGGGACGTTGCAAAGAAGCAGGACGTTTCCCCCATAACAGGAGTCGAGGCCGGTATTCGGGTGGCCAGGGAGCGGTTCCCAAGAATGTATTGGGACAAAACTGAATGTAAGCGTTTAGTTGAATGTGCGGCGAGATATAGGAGAACGATTAGCCTGGCGAATAAGACTGCGGGTGCACCGTGCCATGATGAGTGGAGCCATGGCGGTGATAATATCAGATATATTGGCATTAACGCGAATTTAATGGCGAACGACACTGACCGGCCGAAGCTGCCCCATCCGTCGATGGTGGCATCATACGAGCCGTTGGATGCGGGGGTGAATTATTAGGCATGGCTTTTAAAGACCTGTTATTTAAAAAGATCGATCCGGATCATGGTGTTTTTAAAAAGAAAGAAGATCTTAAGGAAGCAGAAGTAGGCCCGCCTACCGAGGCTATTTTGAAGCTCCGGACGGACGCCTACGAGGGCGAGGGCACCAACGCCGAAATGGAAACCGCGGTTGGTAGCGAGGACCCGGAAGCGGCCAAGAGGCAGGAATACCTTCGAGTTGTTCAAAACCTGTCTGAAAATCTCGTAAAGAAAAGGGATCTGGCCGTGACCGCAAGGGCGTCGTCCGGAATCGAACAGATATGGCGAGAAGATGAGCTCGCCTTTGAGGGTTTTGACGCCGCAAGCTATCGATCGAGGATGATCGATTACGCCACACAGAACGCCCCGCCAAAGTCCGGAAGGAATGAACCCCGAAGATCCAAGGTCGTTATCAACATCGTGCGGCCGAAGTGTGAAACGGCCGAAGGTCGGTATTCGGACATACAACTTCCTACCGACAATCGCAACTGGGGCTTGAAAGTCACCCCCGTTCCGGAACTCGTAAAGGGCTTGAAGGACGATGAGCCCGCGTTTGATGAAAAATCCCCTGTCGATCCGAAAACCGGGAAGAAATCTCCGATTATGAAAGACCCGAAAACGGGCAAGGTTTACTTTGTCCACAAAGCCCGACCCGGTTCTGCCCAGGCCACAAAGGGAGACGTTGCCAGATCCGACAGCAACGCAGCTGATGAAAAGATGAAACTGATGGAAGTCGAGATCGACGATCAGCTTACCGAGTGCGAATTCAACGGAGAGTGCCGAAAAGTTATAAGAAACGCTGTTCGTCTTGGTACCGGGGTTATTAAGGGGCCGATTGTCGTTAAGGATTTAAAAAAGTCGTGGGCGCCTGTGACCGATGGTCGTGGCGTAACTGTTCGGGTCCTCGAGATGAAGGAAGATTTCAAGCCCTCCTCGAAGTCGGTTGATCCGTGGGACGTCTTTCCGGACCCGGAATGCCGGGACAATATTCGAAAGGCCGGGTATATTTGGGAACGAGAATCTATCCAGCCCCGGGAACTGCGGAACCTGCTCAACGTCGAAGGGTATCTTAATGATCAGATATTAGAAGTTTTAATGGAAGAACCTACCAGGGTGGCTGTGGCAGAGGAAAAGGATAATCATCTTTTGGTCCGGTACGATCGATCGAACCGAGGGTCTACATTCGAAAAGTGGGAATATAACGGCGATTTGGATAAGAGCGATCTCGAAGCCCTTGGCATTGATACCTCCGACATCTCCGAGATGAAAACATCAATCGGGGCCTGCGTGGTCATGGTCAACGAGCATCCCATAAAGGTGATGCTGAATCCATTGGATACGGGCGAATTGCCTTATGACTTTTTCGTGTGGACCGAAAGGGCCGGACTTCCCTGGGGAATGGGCGTGGCCAGAGAACTCGCATGGCCGCAACGAGTACTCATCGCGGCGTGGCGGGCCATGATGGACAATGCAGGAGATAGCGCGGGCGCAAATATTGTGGTGGGAGGCGGTATACAACCTCTGGATCAGTATTGGACAATCGGCGGCAAGAAAATATGGCTTGGCGACGGCGATCCAAAGTTTGACGCCAGAAAAGCCTTTCAGCAATTCCAGATTATGAATAACCAAAAGGAATTACAGGCAATTATCGAGCTTGTCTTACGTTTTACCGATATCGAATCCGGCTTGCCGATGATCTTCGGCGGCGAAAAAGGGGAGCTTCCGGAAACCCTGGGAGCAACCAATATCATGGTCGACTCGACTAACGTCGCGCTCAGGTCCAGGGTTAAAAACTGGGATGATCATATCACCAAGAGGCATATCGGCAGATATTACGATTATAATATGCAGTACAGCAAGCGGGAAGAAATAAAGGGTGATTACAAGGTCGATGCGCGCGGTATTTCCATCCTGCTCGAACGAGACATGGAGGCGCAGGACTTGAAGGAAATTCTCGAACTCCGCAAGGATCCCGAGATGAGCGTTATGATCGATTGGGAAAAAACCATTGACCAGATAATGACCGCGAAGAACCTTGATGTTTTATTGCCGAAGGATAAGATCGAGGAAAACCTTGAAAAACTCCGGCAGCAACCACCGAGGTCCGATCCTCGAATTGAGGCGGTAAAGATCAGGGCCGAAGGCGATATTGAAACGGCAAAAATAGATCATTCCGGCGACATGAAGGAGATCGAACGGAAGGAGGCGGCGGCCATACGGCAAATGGAGCACGACGAGAGAATGCAGAAAATGACTCTTGATATTAAGGTTTTAGAAATGTCGATGAAGTCTAAGGAGAGTGTCGACAAGATCAAAGCGAAACTGGCAGAAACCGGTGTTAAGCTGAAAACGCAGGTCGCTTTGGCCAAGGACAAGAACGTCAAACCGGCCGAGCAAGTCGCTGAGCCGGTTTCGGAACCCGCGGGTCGGGCAGCCGAGGGAATGGCGTTTCAAGCATAACGATGAAAGGATTATAGGATGGCGCTACCGCATCAAAAAGAATGTAGATGTGAATTAATGGACCCTTACTTTCAGGACAAATTAGTCAAAATGCTTTTAAAAAAATCGGACCCTCGTATGGTATTTCAGTCTTTTGGCGGGCCGGATTACCCTGTGCTGACCAGGCTGCAAAAAATGCGGCAATTTTTCTATCGTCTTTTCTGTAAGGGCGATCCTTATCGGTCGGTTCCGTCACTTCCAGAAAATAAAGGCAATACAATCAAATTCAGGCGGTTAAAGCCGTTTGGTTTTGGCCACGTTTACCCATGCAACCCCGAGGAGAGGCCCGGGGGAGGGACGCCGAACCCGGCCTGTTGAATCGAGAATAGAGGAGTTAAAATGGCAACCCAAAACTATGGATCAGTCCCATCAAGAAACACTTCAACCAATTCGTCACCACCGAAGCCCAGGAAACCGAAGAAGCCGAAGAAAGGCAAAAAATAGCATAGGTCTATTAACCTCGAAAGGAGAATGATCATGGACTTTGTTACAAGGGAAGAATTTGAAGCGCTCGGAAAGCGCGTTGTGGAGCTGGAGTCAAAGATAGCCCCTGAAAAAGAGACAATTTACATGCGACCGCCCTTTCTTGACGATCCGATTGTTGACGATCCGAAAGTCCAAGATGCCAGTGGGCCCCTTATCCTTGACGACGAAGAAGCGTAAGCCCGGATCGTGAGGTATGAAAATGGGTAAGCGGATACACATAAAGCGTGAAAAGCAGATGATCAAGTTTGAACCCGGGCGATTCTATTGCCATGAAGGCGGCAGAAATATCGCGGTCCTGGGGATGGTCGAGTCCTACAAGTGGGGAAAAATGTTCGTGATCGAGGAAGCGGACAGAACCGGCCACGCCATAAGCTGCAGCGAGATTAATGATTTTGCTGATATCGCCGCCCTGGGATGGGTTGAGATCGGGTTAAACGAATGGATGCGAAACTTTGATGATCCGTCTTGCCCGGTGTGCGGGAAGATTTTCGAAGCGGGCACGAAGTTCGTCAATACGGATAAAGGTCCGACTCATTTTGAGTGTTTTGCAGAAGTCACAAAGGAGCAAGGGCCGAATAAAATCATACTTCAGAGCGGGAATGAAAAGCCACTACTGGTATCCGGACAAAATTAAGGAGGACCAATGAATCGCACAGAAATGACTAATGGAGAAATAGAAGCTTTTATGGCCTTAAAGAGAAAAGAGCAAGAAGCCTTTGATAATACTCCTGAACAGAAAAAGATTAGCGCAATGTATGACCTGTCCGAAGAACAAATAGACCGCCGCGTCTGTGTGGACTCTGGGAAATATGCTCTTGGCTTTGGGGCGATGGTTATGAAAGATTTCAAGCCACATTCTTTTGACACTTTTTGCCGAGGCATGATAGAGCGGTTTAAACACCGGAGGCGATTTCGTGTCAAACGCCAAGGATGGCAAAAAGGGTGGCGCGGATATGTTTAATTTTTTAAAGAAGCCCAAGGTTGTGACCGCAGGATTCGATGGGGAATCAGCGGGCGGGACGCTTAATCCTCAGTCTCAAACCTGGGCGTTTATTGTGAAGTGGGCAAACAATGAATTGAATGCGGCCAGGGAAAAGAACGATTCTCTTTCCCATGGCGTGATTGAAACAACGGTAATACGTTCTCGAATTGCATTATTAAAGGAAATCTTGGCGTTGCCGGAAGGGAAGCCTACCGCCACCCTCAAGGGGCTTTTAGCAACTGATTTCGAGGACAGCGACACATATGCGGGTTATTAATCACGAGCCGGGTAAAACCGCCTCATAACAGACCGCCAGAATGCCGGTCAAAGAGAGGTATAATGAAGATTTTTCTATTTAAGGCAGAAGCCGAGTATGTCAAGACCATTAACCGACTGGATGAGGAGCGCCTTGAATTAAGGCGATCGGTGGAGGACCTTACAATAAAGAGAAAGATAGAGAATGAAGATGTCAAGCATCTCATTCGTCTACAACAGGACAAACTCGAATCGGAATTTAGGCAGGACAAACTAAATACCGAAAAACAGTTCCGTGAGCAGGTCATGCAAATCAGGGAAGAGCATCAAAACAAAAGAGAGAAAGATTTGTCAGACCAAACCGCCCGGCTGGAAAAGATGTATTCGGAAATCCTTCAGCGGTTGCCAAACATAGCCGTTAAGTTAAAAGGGGGGGCATAAAAATGACCCCATACCAGTTATTTAAAAAAAATAAACCCGGCAGCAAGGTAACTCAAATGCTTAAAAAAAGCATAGATAACAGTTTTTTCAGCGCTGAGGGCAGCATTTCTATTACGAGTTCGTCCCCCGGGTTTGGCGCGGGACGCGAAGAGACCGGTCGCGATTATCTTCAACGCCAGGTTGACGAATGGCTGCAAGTTGTCGACGCGGCCTATGGGTGAATATGTAAAATGCGGAAAAACAGACCGCCAAAACCCTATTATGCCTGAAGTCTCTAGAGACATGAACAAGAATGACGCGCTCGCATTTGTGGCCGAGATAGAAAAATTGTTGACTGACAAGGGAATATGGCACATAATCAGCAACGTAAGAGAACCAGACTTGAAATTTATAAAGATCGAGGTGTCAATAAAGATAAGAACTTAAGAACTTAATAAGCCAGGATCACTATTTAGGGCCGGCTTTAGGAGAAATCCTATCGTCGGCCTTTTTTATTTTACGAGCCGGGAAACCGCCTCAAACGGAATCGCCTTAAAGCCGATTCGGGGGGGAATAGAGCAAATGGGTGATGTAACTGAGGAAATGGTGAAAGATTCAGCGTATCTGGCGATGAGAGCCGAGATAGCGGAAGATCTTGAAAAAGGGGAAACCGGCGAGTCGGACCAGGAATCCTTTACAGCTGAAGACCATGCCGAAACATCGGACCGCCATGTCGAAGACGATGCCGTGACCGATGATCCATGGGAAGGCGTGAACCCTAAACTAAAGGACGCTTTTGTCTCAATGACAGAACAGGTCAAGGAACTGGGGACCGCTAATCATCGCGTGAAACAGCTTGAGTCCAGAGTTGGAGCAATTACCAATGAATTGCATGCGGCCAAGGCCGCGGCGGTGACCGAAAAGGTTGCTCCGACTGAAGAACAAATGGCGGCGGCTACTCAGAGCGACGAAAAATGGGAACGTCTGAAGGGGGATTTCCCCGAATGGGCAGATGCGATTGACGGTCGGCTGAACGCCATAAAAGGCGGCAGCGAAGATGTCGTAGCGCTTAAAGCGGAAATCGAATCCATTAAGACGGGCTTGGCCGGAAAGGCTTCTGAAGGTGTAACCAACAGACTTATCGCGGAAGCTGTTACTTCCTATGCCCATCCCAAGTGGAAAAATACAATTCAAAGCGCAGATTATGCGGCTTGGCTTGCCATCCAGAAGCCGGAATTTATCACACTCGCTGAAACCAGCACTGATTTCTCTGACGCCATTTCAGTATTAAGCGCCTTTGAGGCATCCAAAAAGAAGCCGCAAAGGACAGCATCCGAGATAGCAGCGGCAAGGTCGGACAGACTAAGGGCTTCTGGATTGCCAGAAGGAGGCAAAAGCGATGCACCGAAGTCAGAAAGCGACATGTCAGAACAAGAACTCAGGACGAAAATCGGTAGAGAGATTTTCTCCGCGGACTAAAAAAAAGGAGGTAGCTCATGGCTATCCAAAAATATGGAACAGTTGCAAGCCGGAACCTGATCCGGGCCGAAATGAAAATGCTGAAGCACGCCGAACCGATTCAGGTGCTTACGAAGTTTGGCGATCAGAAAGAACAGCCGTTGAACAAGACCGATACCATCGTCTTCCGGCGGCTAAAACCGTTTAACGCAACCGCGACAGAGACTCCGAATATCACGGCGGTCAACTTTATGACCGCGGAAGGCGTGACCCCGACCGCAAATACCATCAGTTACACCGACGTTACCACGGTGCTGAATCAGTACGCAGTCCTTTTCAAGTTCAGTTCCAAGGCTTCGTTGATGTATGAGGATAATATTCCGGACGATATGTCAAAATTGACCGGTGAAACCCTCGCTGAAGTGGCCGAGCTCATTTGTTACGGCCAGGTCAAGGCTGGAACGTCGGTTATCTATGCCAACGGCACAACCCGTGCAGGCATCAATTCCAAGATCTCGCTGAATGATTTCCGTTTGGCGGCCAGAACCATGGAGAGCAACCGTGCGAAGCAGGTTACATCTTCCATCAAGTCCGGCCCGGATTTTGGGGTTTCTTCAGTCGAACCGGGTTACATCGTTTTTATCCACACAGACCTTCTTGCAGATATTCGTGACATCGCCGGGTTTACCAAGCGCGTCGACTATGGAAGCGCGATCAAACCCGTGCATACCCGAGAGGTCGGTGCTGTTGAGGAATTCCGGGTTGTAACATCTCCGCTGTTCGCGCCTTTCCTGGCGGGGGGAGCGGCTGTCGGCGCCACCGGAATGGTAGCTGCAAACGATACCAACATCGACGTCTATCCCTCGATAATCATGGCAGAAAGTGCCTGGGGCCAGGCGTCCTTAAAGGGTCATGGCTACTCGGGGGTGTCCCCGACCATCATCCCGGCAAACGTCAAAAACCACGCGAATCCGTCAGGAATGTTCGGGTACGTTGGTGCCGATTTCTGGTGCGCATCCATCCGGTTGAATGAAAACTGGATGACTCGTATAGAATCGGGCGCTTCTGAGATCAGTGGGTAACTGAAATCATTAGGTATTTTTAAGATATGCAAACTTTATCATTGACCAGATTAGACGATTTTGGTATAGCGGGACCAATATTAACCTGTTTACCAAAGGAGTCTATTATGCCAATTGATAAAGTTTGCGTTGTGTGCGGCCGAAAATTCCAGGTTCCACCAGTGAGAGCATTAACTGCAAGGGCTTGTTCAAATGAATGCGCTATGTCGGTACGGGCCAAGTCAAGAGAAAGGAAAGTTTCTCGAACTTGCCCCAACTGCGGGATATCATTTGAAATCCCCCAATCTCATATCGATCGGCGAATTTATTGTTCAACCG